ATTATATCAAAAGCATAACCATCAGAATAAATAGGTTCTTTTATTTCTTTAAAATTTTTATCATAAATTCCTTGTTCTAAAACTATTTTACCAATTTCTACAATAGCATCAATTTCTTTACCATAAACAAGTTCTTTATTTTCATTATAAATATAAACTTCTTTTTTAAGTAAATCAGCTATTGCATTTTCTTTATCTTTATAATTTAATTTGTATATCATTTTAGAGGGATGTTAATTGAATGCATTCTGTGTCTGTTAATGAAGTATTAAAACCAATAATTTTATTAAAAATTTGTTTACTTAATACCGAAGCGTAAGTTGGAGAAAAATATGTTGGATTAAAAATAGATGTTTTAGCAATTTCATTTATTTTAATTCCATTAATAAAAACAGAAATAAAAGAAGAATTCCATCTGTAAACAACTTTAAATGGTACAGTTCCATTTGGTAAATTTGCTAATAAAGTCATTGAACCATTTATATTTGTATAAACTCCATTATCATAAAAGCATATAAATATACTTGAATCTTGTAAAAAACACCAAAAAGGTTGCCCTATACCATCTTGTTGTTTATATTCTTGTAAATCAAATAAAAATGTTCCTTTATTATTACCTACATAATTAATTGCATTTGAATTTTGAACAACATCGGAATTACGTGTTACAGCAGATGAAGTTGTTGGAATATATGATGATAAATACGAAGCTGTTTTTTCAACTTGTGCACCCCAAACATATAATCCACCTGTACCATTACCTGACCAACTTATTTGTGGTGTTGCATCATTACTATAAATATAAATAGCAGGAATTGCTATTGTAGCAATATTAGCAGTTATAGATATACGAAACCAATCATTACCATAATTATTTATTGTATAAGATGTAATATTTGTATTTCTAAAAATTTCAAGAGTTTCAAGATTTACTCCAATACCTCCACTATGACCATCAAACCAAACTAAAATATTTTTATAAAATCCCTTTTTTGCAAATATGCTATAAGTACATAATCCACTTGTAACATTTGCTGTAGAATTATTTGAATAATGAATAGTATTTATAGTATCAGGAATTATAAAATCTGCATTTAATAATCCACTTGGAGAATTTATACTATTTGCAGTAATAGTAGTATTATATTTTACCCAAGAAATATTATCAAATTGTTCTGAATAAAATATACTATTAGTTCTTTGTGGCTCAATTAATAAACTTGGACAACTTCCATTTGTATAATCTATTCTTGGTGTATTAATACCTACATTTTCAATTAAACCTGAACTATTTACTCTTGTAGCTGTTGTTGCTCTAACTACATTCATATCGCCTGATCCATCACTTGGAATAATAGAGTATAATTTACTTGCTTTTACAGCATTTGGAGTTACTATTAAACTCGCTTTATCTAATAAACTCATAATCTATCTAAATTTTCTAATGTTTGTAATAAACAAGATTGTGCTTCATAAGTTCCTGAATCTGCAGTTACTCTTGTTATAAAATTAGTGTTTATAATACTTTCATTTCCTACTATTTCTGTTTCATTTGCATAACTTAAATAATGCGAAGCACCCCAAGAAATATTATTATTTACAGCGCCTTGACCCCAACCAATCGTATTATTATTTGCACCTTGACCCCAATCAATATTATTTGCCATTTTGCTTTTCTAATTTATTTAAAAAGATTTCTAATTTTTTAATATTAGTTTCTTTTGGTTTATATGTTTCTTTTTGTTTCATAGTTATAAAACCCATCCTGTAAATGCACTATCTTTATCAGGATATACATCAGCATTTGAATTTAGATTATATTCAGGAAAAGATACTTGGTTAAAAGTCATATAATCAATAAATCTATTTGTATAACTTTGTGCAGTATCACGTGCTTTTTCAATTAAAAAATCTATTTCAGATTTATCAACTACTGTACTATTTTCAGAATTATGTTTAAATACACCTTTCTCGCTTATTTTAATAGATGCATAAGGCAAATATTCAACCATAGTCCAATGTACTACCATCATTTTAATATAATCGCTTAAAAGCGTTGTATATGGACTTGCTAAATTACCTGCTACAATTCCATCATTAATTTTGTTATATAATTTAGTTCCTAAATAGTTTTGTATGTGTACCTGTTGTGCTTGAAAGATATATTGTGTATAGCTATCAGGGTCTACATTACCATTTATAATAGTATGTTTAACTAAATCATTTGTTGTTATAAAGAGTGCCTTCGCCATTTTTTATTAATTATTTAGGTAAAAATCCTTGATTAGGCATATTAATTGGTTTTTGATATACTAATGGATTGTTAGTTGGTAATATTTCGCCTTCTTTTCTTGCTTTTGCAGGACTAATTTCTTCTGCATTAGGATTGTTTACATCAGAACGTTTTCTATATGTTTCACGTGTCCAAAAATGATGACAAGCACCACCACCTTTATATAAAAATACATCGTAAGTATCTGCTCCTTCAGGACCCCAACCTGCATTAACAGCACTTAAACTCATTCTTTGAATATCTTCTTTACGATATAATTTATCAGCATTTAACATTTTTTTACAAAATTCTCTACTATTAGAAGATATTGAACCACTATACCTATAACGTGATTTAAATAATTCTCCATCTTGTTCGCTTTTAGCGTTTGGTATTGCTGTTCCTGTACTTACAAAGTTCCAAATCTTGCTTAATGTAGATTTTTTAGGATTATTTAAAGATTCTATTTCTTTATCTAATTCTGCTTCTTCATCATAATCAACTTTACGTGAATCTATTAATTCCCATTCATTTAAATCAATTTCTTCTCCGAAAGAATTTAAATCAATTTCATCTAAATGTTTTGACATTTTAACACCTGTTTCTTCTTCTTTTGTTTGTGCATCTAATCCTGCAGTTTCAACAAATTCTAAAGGTTGTATTGTTTTAAAATATAATTTTAATGATATATCATTAACTGCTAAAATTTCATCAATAGCATCAATTATTTCAAGTTGATATGGTTTAATAACTATATTATCAAATAATAAAGTAGCAGTTTTAATTTCATCTGCATTATTACCTAAACCACCATCTCCTGTACGTATTCCTAACAACATAGGCGAAGTAACTCTATGACCTACAATAAGTTTATCAAAACATTCTTTACTTAAGTATTCGTAGTGTGCAGGTGCATCATTTAATGGTAAATCTTCAACTGTAGTTTTAGATTCTGCATTAGCGTTAAAAGCTATAATAACTTTTTCTCCTCTTGAACCTGTTAATTTACCCAATACATCACGTTTCATTTTATCACGCATTTCTTCAGAAGGAATACCATTATTGAAGTTAATTACCTTTGTACCACTAAATCCGTTTTGAACATCGTTAATTTGATAATCAGCAATATTTTCTTCTAATAAAGCATAAGGTAAAGAACCTGAATAATCTATTGGAGAATAATAATTAAAACCTGATACATAAGGTTGTATTACATATATTTCAACTTCATTACCATTACCAAAACCAAAAGAAGGGATTCTTTTAACTTCTTCACTTGGTTTCTTTTTAGTCCAATCGTGATGATAATACCAAGCTTCAATTTGTCCTTTATCATTACATTTTTCAGCACGTAAAGTTTGCATTGGAAAATGAAGAACTTGTTTAACAATATTCTTTTCCATTACTACCTGCATAGAAGCCATTCCTAATAACTTACGTTCTAAAGCTATTTTACGCAAATCTGAATCTTTAATAATAGATTTCATTTGTGCATATTCATTTGGCTTTTTATTAGAATCTAAAGCATCTAAACCTTTACCATAAATCATATTTGCAACACCTGTAATAATTGCACCATTTGTAGCACTATATAAATATCTATCTATTAAATATTGAAAGTAATTATTATCACTTCCATACTCTATATAACTATTCTTTTTATTTTCCTGAATTATAGGGCTTGTATAAGCACTTAAATTTACTATTGATATATTACTCATAAATTTTAAATTCGTTTGTTGTAACGTTTGCTACATATTGATTTTGATTTACTGTATATGTATCATTCGCTTGATTTGTGCAAAAAACAATATCTTTGTAAACTATATTAGAACCATTTTTAATAGTTAAATTGTAAAATGTATTTTCTTTTAAATCAAATACAGTAGTTGTAGTTAAATAATAATTTGATAAAGAAAATGTTGCTGTTATTGTAGTTTCTTCATTTGTTGTTTCATTTCTTAAAACAATAGTTGTAGCATTATATTCACGTGGAATAAATGTTAAACTTTGTGCTGTAGTTTGTTTCTTTAAAATTATCATAAACTATTTTTATATATTAATAATTTATATTCAAAATTGTTTTAAAACAAAAAAGGATGCTAAATAAATAACACCCTATTTTTAAAAAACAAATAATAATATTATGCTCCTTCAACTATTGAAGCTAAAACTGCTGTTACCAAAGTTCCTGCAGTTGGTTTGATAAAGTTTGCAGGTAAAGGTTCCATTCCTTGAAACTCCATTTTATATCCTGACATATCACCCATAGCTGCACCACTTGAAATAGTTGCAGTAGTTAAATCCATTCCTTTAGTTAAACCTGCCATAAACCAATTTCCGTTATTATCTTCAATAATAATTTGAGGTCTACCATAAGCTAATAATTTAAGCTGTTTGTGGTCTGCAAAAGATAATTTTTTTAAACTTAAACTTAATTTTTGGTCTACAAATGTAGTTCCATTTTCTCTTGAAGAAGTTACACTTTGTTCAAAAGATGATGTACCTTTTAATTCATATTTGTAACCAATAGGAGTACCACCTAAAGCAGTAATTACATCCTCTTGTCCTGCAGTTGCAGAATATGTTACTGTTGTAGCATCTCCCCAATTAATGAAATAAACTGCTTTTAAACCACCAACTGAATCTTTACATACTTCAGCTCTTCCTAATGTTATATCACACGCCATTTTTTATATATTTAAAAGTTAAAAAAAAGTTATTTAAATTATTTAATCCAATCTTTATTTACAAATGTTTTTAATCTGTGACAATTAGCACAAAGTGTTTGTAAATTTGTTATGTTATTATTTTTTTTATTACCATCTATATGGTCAACATCAAGTTGACAAATATGAATTGGTATAAATCCACAATTACAACATTTATTTTCTACAAAAACTCTATAAGGTCTTTTACTATTTATCCTTAAGTCTTTTGCTTTTTGTTTACATTTTCTTGTACAAAACTTTTTATTTGATTTGTATTCAAATGTATTATCACAATTTATATGTTCGCAAATTTGCATTTTATTAAAAAAGGGCAGTAAGCATTAACAAACTGCCCTATAATTTAAATTATACTAATTATTATTAGTTAGCAGAGTTT